AACTCAATTGCACATTGTGCAACAAATTTGTAGTGGATTTATCCTGCAAATAGGGTATGATTTTTTGCGACTGGCATCATTAACTCGGCTTGGACGGAACGCTGTGTAGGCAAGCGGCCGTGAAATTGTTTCCTGACCCAGTTGTCCAAATGCCGGTCACCCGTTACCGGATAAGCCACTTCGGATTTGTGGCAGATGGGTTTGTTTTCGCGGTCTTTGCCGTGGCAGGATTTGGCTTCGAGCCTGACGGTGCGGAAGGATAAGGGCGACGATGGGGCTGTTTGGGCGTGTGCGGCGGAAAGGACGGAAAGGACGGAAAGGGTGAATATTTTGGATAACATGATAAAGACTCTTTAAAGGGGCTGGTTGCGTATATGAAACCAACCCTATATATCTAAATTTTCGTGTAAAAAAGCAGCCTGCACTTTAGTTTTACTGCATATCGTGCCGAAACAGCCTTTCGCGCGCCATTTGTTCAAACGGCGTGCCGGCGCGGCCGTAGTTGGCAAACGGATGAATGGCGATGCCGCCGCGCGGGGTGAATTCGCCGAACACTTCGATGTATTTCGGATTCATCAGCCCAATCAAATCCTTCATGATGATGTTCACGCAGTCTTCGTGAAAGTCGCCGTGGTTGCGAAAGCTGAACAGGTATAGTTTCAGAGATTTGCTTTCCACCATTTTCACGTCGGGAATGTAGCGGATGACGATGGTGGCGAAATCGGGCTGGCCCGTCATCGGGCAGAGGCTGGTGAATTCGGGGCAGACGAATTTGACGAAATAATCGTTGCCCTGGTGTTTGTTGTCGAACGCTTCCAGCACTTCGGGCGCGTAGTCGCTGCGGTATTCGGTTTTTTGGTTGCCCAAGAGGGTGATGCCGTGGAGTTCTTCGGTGTTGCGGGACATTTTTGCTTCCTTGCTGACGGGTGAAACGGGGGTGCAGGCTGCTTTTGATGCGCGGCCTGAAACATGGCCAACCTTATAGCAAATACTTGTGCGGACGGCAAGCAAGGGCAGGTTGCCTGCGGATGACGGCGGCCGAATATCGGGGCTTAATCCGGATAAGCCGCTTTTTTGTTCTATACAAACCGATTAAGGAGCCATTATGTCCCGCATTCACTCAAAATCCCCGTGGCTGCTGTCCGCGCTGCTGGCCGCAGTTTTGGCGGCGTGTTCGCAACCGCTTCCCAGCCATCCCCGTCCGATGACGGAATCGGCCGAGAGGGCTTCGGTGTCTGCCGATTCCGCCGCCGTCGCCAAAGATATGTCCGTTATGCGCCTGCAAAGCGTGCGTGCGGAAGAAAGGCTGGGCACGCGCTGGGGCGATGAAGTCCAATCCAACGTGCGCCGCGTGGATTTGCGCCGTGTTAGCCAAGAGCCACTGGCGCAAAACGTGCTGCATTATTCGTCAAAAGACTACCGCGGCCGCAGCGTCAACTCGATTTCGCTGGCGGCAGGCAGGGTGGAACTGTCGGTGCGGGGCGACGGCCGCCGCGAGCTGCCGATTTTCCGCGATAACGGCAGCTCTTACCTGCGCGGCACCCACGGGCCGGCCTACCCCCCG